TAAATTATCTGTCCAAATAATGGTTTAATTTTTTCAATAAGTCAATAGAGCGATTCATTTTTGTTCCACTTTGTTGTTCTATTGGTGACATTCTTGAAACTTTTTCTTCTTCCAAATTTTCTTCAAACTTGCTTCTATCATCAGGGTTTGTAAACAAATACGCTCCTGGTGTAGATGGTGAAGATACCAAATCAAAACAAATTAATTCAAAATCATCTTGTACTTCATTCTGTTCACCAGTCTTTTTTAAAGAACCAACACCACGTGAAGATATACCCAAAGTAACACCTTGTCTTAACAAGTTTGCTGCTTGGTCACCCTTTGTAGATACAATACCTCTCTCATGGAATCCTGGTGATGTTAGAAGACGCAACTTACCCATAAGGATATGTCCGTCCCACCATATATCATTAATGATGTGAGACACACGGTCAAGGTCAATTAATGATGATTCAGGGTGATTTAATTCTGAAAGAGATGTTCCTTTTTCAATCATCTTTTTATAATTTTCAGATTCACGTTTTAAAATTCTTTCAGGGTACACTCTCCCATTACGGTTTGGTGTATTGTATTTTTGAAGTACGGCATAGAATTCAAAAGGTTTTGAATAATCCAAGAAATTCTTGTGATTTTCCTCAAGCATCTTTTTATTAAATTCATGAGATGGTGACACATATCCGGCATCCATTTCAATCAATATTCCTTTACCTGTTTCGGTAGGTCCTAATATTTTCATACGTATGTTTTAGTAATAAATACTAAGATGCTTCTTCTTTGCTCTTTTTAGATAGTGTAAAATCAAAATACTCGTTCTTTTTAAAGTTTTCAATATAAATTTCTTTGGCAATTCTTTTCAATTTATCTTTAAGAATCGTATCTTTGAAATCAACTTCTTGTGATAAAAATAGGGTGATTTCCAAATTCATAAAACTTTTCTTACCATAAACAATTCCGCTGGTTCTTAAATCCAAATCAACGATATAATTGTCTTTAAAAAATGTTGGGTCTAATATTTCAAATATTGTATGTTTTATCTGTCTACCAAAATTTGATACTATTCTTTCCCAATTGTCATAACTTTGTTTTGGTGAAACCCAACTCTGTAGATTAAGATAAACTGATTTAAAATTTTTGGAATCAACTGTTCCATAACTCACTTTTGAATTGTTGAATCCTACAATTCGTGATGTTTTTCCTTTTTTCATTAATATTCATGTGTATAAATTGTTTATTGTTAGTAAAAAAATAATCTAATTTGTTTCTATTGTCAAATTTTTACCAACTTTGTATTATTTACTATAATATGTTAAAAGTAAAAATAGACGCAAAAACTCCTTTAGAAAAAGCCTTAAAACAATTAAAAGGAAAGGTAATTAAAACCAAGCAAAATGAAAAGTTAAGAGAAAGACTTCAGTATGAAAAACCATCTGTTACACGTAGAGCACAAAAATTAAAGGCTCAATACGTTGAATCTCAAAAACCTAAAGATTAATTAATATTATTATACAAATTGTATAATTTTACATAATTGATTTTAGAAAACTCTTCACCTTTGATTTGGTTAATAGTTTCCTGTAATTTTTTTATTGTAATATCATCCATAGATTCATTGATATTACTTAAAGAGTGAATTGTTTTTACTTTTAAATCTTCAAACTCTTTTGACAATTCCACATCTTCAGTCATTAATACTTTAGATAAATCCCTTTTAGAATCTTCATCTAAATTTTCAATATAAGAACTAATTTCTCTATTGGCAATATTCATCAAAGTTTCCATTGGTAATTGTATTGCAGTTTTAACTTCAGTAGTCTCACTTAAATTTTTTATGAGAGTTTTTCTACTTTCAACATTCTCCATAATTTTATCAGAAGAGTTGTAAATTAAATTGTCAATATCTTTGTAGTTATTTTCACTTACAACATCTTTAACCCAATATTCAATTTTTTGTGTATTTAATTTTGGTAGAAGTTTTTCTACTTGTCTTAAAGATTCGTTGATGTAAGCCTCAGCTAAAGTTTTATCATAACCATTTTTCTTGGATAATTCAGTATAAATATAAAACATTGTACTGGCGTTTTTATTTTCCAAGACCAATTTTTTGAAGTTTCTTAACTCCAATTTTGTAGTTTCATTCACATAAGAATTAATCATTAATCCTTCTATTTTGCTAAGTAATTGTCCAAATTTCATATTAATAAATATATCAATCTAATAGTTTTCCTAATTGTTCTTCAATTAGTCCTAATGAACGTTTTCCTTTTTCTAAATCAACTTCATCAACACCATACAAATTATCACGTTCTAAAATAATGTTCATGTTCTTTTTAACTGATTCCGGTGTAACCGCAGTTTCACCTCCTGCTGGTGGTGTTTCACCTCCTGCTGGTGGTGCTCCACCTAATTCAGCTCCAAATCCACCCATATCACCTCCTTCTGCCGGTGGTGTTTCTGTGGTTCCTGACGATGCTCCACCATTACCATATAACTTGTCAATATTATCAAATAATCCTGTTCTTGTTATAACATTAGCAGTATTGGCGATTTCAGCGGCAACTGCTTTTTCAACTCTTTGTTGTTGTAAATCAAGTTTAATATCTTCATCAGAGAAACCAAGAATGTGTTTTTTAGCCCAAGTTTGTGATGTTGGAGCAATACCCTCAACAGGTGCAACAGCATCTTTATATAACAACATTTTTTCTTTCCAAACATCTATTGTTAACAAGTCAGCTTGTTTAGATGGGTTAGTTAAACTTAGTTGAAATGAATTTAATTCATCTTCAAATCCTAATAAAAATAAATGTATAATTGCAATTTTATTAAGTTCGGCAACCATAGATTTTTGAATTCTATTGATTGTTCTTGCAAAACGAATGTCTTGTAATGATAAATTTCTACCATCTCCAACAACTTCTTCAAATCCTAAAAATGCTTTTGGAATTCTTAAAGCTGTTAAAAGTTTCTTTTGGATATATTCAATATCGGCAATTTCAGACAAGTTTGTTGCTCCTGGCAAAGTTTCAATTGGGTTTGGAGCCGCTGGGTCTCTTACAGGTATAAAGAAATCTTGGTCAACCGCCATTTGGTTGAATCTCATATCTACGTTTCCTGTTTGTGGGTCAGTGACTTGGTCTTTCTTAAATTGTTGTGCAAATCTTTGTACGTATGGTTGAATATCTGCATCATCCATGTTACCAACGAATACTTTAAATACACGTCTTTCAGGTGCTCTTGATGTTCTATAAACTAACATTGCATCTTCAGCAAGAATTAATTGTTTCCAAATACGTCTTGCCTTTTCCAACATGGCAGTACCATATGGAAGTTTTCTATCATCACCCAATAATCTAAAGTGAGCAACTTCCCAAGTATTAAATTCTAAGTTTTTGTTTTTCCAAGTAAAAGTTAAACTTTTGGCATCACTATTAGAAGCCACGGCACCACCCATACCAGATGTTGCTCTACCTTTCATACCAACTTCAATACGTTCAATTTCAATGTTTGGTAATTGTAAACAACCAACAATACCTTTTTCTGGGTCCAACTTTAAGAAAACAAAGTTATCACCATATTTTGCGGTATTACGTGTCCACATTGGTAGGTTTGTATTGATATCCAATGCGTTATTAAATAAATCTCCTAATACTGACTTAATTCTTGGTGAATCAGAGTATATTTGTAACATATATCCATTTTCATCAACCGTTGTAGATTCTTCAGCGTATGTATCCAAAGCCGCAGAAATTTCAGGTGTGTACTCCATTGACTCATAATCATAATATGATGCCAATCTTGTTGGTTGATAATAAATTGCTTGTGAATATAAATTATTTTCAATTTTACCCCATTGACTTGAAATATAATGTGTTTGGCGAGCTTGTAATTTTTCTTTCTCGTATTCAGCTTTATCCGTAGTTCTTAATAGTTCTTTCTTATCAAACTTATAAGTGGGAATATCTTGACCCAAAAGGGAATTCGGTCCAAGTTGTTGGGACAATCTTTGCCATATCGTCAGGTTCTTTTCTTCCATATTTAAAATTTAAATCAATACTAATATTTATCAACGCTTGATTCCGCCGAATACCCATAAATAGTCTTGATAATCCTTTTGTGTTGGTTGATTTTGATACGCAATGTTTGATTTATAGTTTGTGTTCGGAATTGAGGGGTTAAAGTATTGTTCTTTTGGTGGGTCATAAGAAGTAACCTGCCAAGATTCCAACATAGTTTTCGCCTGTTCTGTAACCTTTGTGAGTTGTGAAAAAGATGAATCTGATACATATACCGCCATCGCCAATGACATAATTAAGTCATCATGTTGTCCTTTCATGTGGTCAGGTCTACCATTAATATAAACAAACGTATTCATTTCATTCAATAATCTTGATGAATGAACTTTCAATCCATGTCTTAAACTTTCTTCAAGAGCGGCAATAATTTGAACCCTTTTATTGTTAAAGTTAATACCAGGAATTTTTTCAGCCGCCTTTGGGTCGTATTTCCATCTATTACCAAAATCTACACCATCAACATATAAATCTTTATATCCAAGTTCTTGTAATTTTCTGGCTGTTGCAACTCCCATACCACCCGTGATATCAATTACTATAAAACAGTTGTACATGTTACCCCATTTGTAAGCAATTTCAGCCAATACATCAGGAGGAAGTTTTCCAATATATTCCGCAACTTGTTCTCTTTCATCAAAGTCATAAATTTGAAACGTTGAATAGTCTTCAGAATCTCCACGAGATACATCCACACCCATAATATATTTATGACCTAATTCAGGTTCTTTCCATATCCAAAGTCCACCACCCATCATTTTATTCATGGGTTCTTTAATCATATTATCAGTAATATTTTTAATTAAGTTAGAATCAAATACGTTATCACCCGAACCCAAGAAATTACATTCCAATTCCTGAGAAACCTTACGTTTGTCATACTTAAGTTTTTTAACCATCGCCTCAAACCAAGATGAACATGGTCTATAACCTAAATCAAAATAAGCTTTTAACTCGTCATAGTTTCTTTCATATGGGTCACGACCTGAAAAATCAACAATTCTATCGGCAGTATATTCATCACGATTTAATAAATAATGAATAATTTCATCAGTTTTAACCAAATATAAATCTTTTGTATATCGGGGGTCACGATACCAATACATTTCTGTAATCTTGAAATCATTCATTCCACGATTGGCTTGTTCGTAAATTTCATAGTAAATTGGGTCATATCCGTTTGGTGTTGATACAACAACAACTTTACCACCCGTAGATAGAGAGGCCATACAGGCAGCCCAGAAATCACCATCTGCTTCAATATACGCCGCTTCATCAAATATCAACATAGTGGGGCTATAACCACGAAGTGCATCCTTTGATGTTGCAACGGCTTTAACTTCACAACCGTTTGTTAATTTAAAATGTCTTGCCGCGTTTTTATCTGGTGAAAAACTTACACCAACCCAAGCAGGCCATTGTTCAGTAAATCCACGGATTTTGTTTGCCATTTCCACGGCAGTATCCAATTTGTTTGCAATAATCAAAACCTTTTCAGGTCTTTGTTTTGATGCAAATACAAGTCTTTTACTTGCCCAAGCCGCAGTCACGGTAGATACACCCGCCTGACGGTATTTTAATGCGATATTTTCGTTGTAGTTTTCGTAATCCTCAACCAAATTAACTTGGTCAGGAAATAACTCTAATGGGACGTATCTTGACTGAGTGTTATCATAAGTCTGAAGATACGTCTTAAGAGCATATGGTGTATTTTTCATACACCTTGAATATTCTAATAGTAATTGTTCTCTGGTTAAACCCATAAAAGGTTAGTGTTAGGACCTGTCAATACCTAAACTACCTAAGAAATCATCTAAATCACTCAAATCATCATCGTCAGGACCCATAGTGTCACCATCTTCATCAGTATCATAGTCTTCGTCATCATCACTATGTACGTCATTCAAATGAGCCACAATTTCCTTAACCATTCTGTCCAAGATTGATGTTGCTTTTGCATCACCTCTTAAAATCATTTTAGCTAATTTGAAAAACTCTTCAGATGAAAGTGCTGAAAATCTTGCAAAAAGGTAGTTTTGTATGAATTTTTTATCTTCTTCAAATAATTCTTCGGGATATGCAGTCAAGAATTTTTCCCATAATACTGGACCAATTCTTAAATCCCAAATTTCACTTGATAAGCTGTCAGTTGATGCCATGACCATTTCGGCTTGTTTTGGGTCATCAGGAAGTCCTTGAGTACCTAAGATTTCCATTGTACCTTTAATTAACTCATGAATTAATATAGGAAAAAATACACCTGTTGCTTTAACTGTTGGGGGGTCAGTTTGAATATCAACTTCTTCTTTACCACCAACACCACCTTGACT